TTATATCATCAGGGTTTTCATATTCTCATTCAGCCATTTTTCGATACCTTGTCTGGCAATATTGCGAAAATTTTCGATTCTTTCGACAGAGCTTGTTTTAATAAAATCGGCAATTTGTTTATCGGAGAGTCCTTCGATATAATCCCAAAACGAAAATATCAAATTGACTTTTCTCGGCCACACTCCGTCATTTATAAAAATATTTTCTTCAAAATCGAAGAACAGTTCGTTTAGTTTTTCAAAAATTTCTTTATCAGTCATTGTAGTATCCTTGCATTGTATAAATACAATAGATAATACACTTGTATATAAAATCAATATAAATATTGTTTATTTACAATATTGGTGGATAAAACTTCAAAGCTATATTTTTCTTGTTATACAAAATATCTTTCCGCAGATATTCAATGACTTGATATCTTTGACCAAAAACGGCTTATAAGAAGGATTATCAGAAGATATTTCGACCGAATTATCAAAAGGATTGGTTTGAACACGGCGAATAATCGTGTCGCTGTTGGTAGATATCATATAGATACCGTCAGAAGATGGAATACTATAAGACAAATCAACCCAGACAAAGTCACCGGCATTTATGGTTGGTGACATCGAATCGCCGCAGACCTTAAATATCAAAACATTCTCACTTGTCTCTGAATAGTGATGGTTAAACAGCTCTTTAGTTATAATTTCTTTACCGATAAGATTCTGTTTTATTTGGTCAAATTTACCTTTCTTTTCGCCGTTCATATCAATAACATCAATTGCTATCATCTCAGAATTGCCGGTTTTACTAAAATTAAAAAAGCTTGTCAAAGCTGAAAATTTGTCTTGAATAAGATTGTTCGGTAAAGGAAAATCGCACAAATCCTGCTCATTAACATCGAGGATTCTTGCCAGTTTTCTTCTGGTGTTTTCATCCAATCTTTTGGGTGAGTTTCTTTTTACAAAATGGAATAAATAAGTAGAGTTTTTGCCAAGTTGCAAAGAAAGGGCATTCAGACTGAAGCCTTTTTCTTTTACTTTTTTTTCTAACAAATCTCTAACCTGCTGCAACTTATCCATAATAACGATTCCCTTTGTATATTGTTAAAATACTTCAACTTTATATTGCATTTTTACAACTTTGTAAACAGGTTTTACAAAAAAATATGAATTTATATTGACCTTAAATTTTTTCTGTATTGTAATATTACAATAAATCATTGTAAAAAACTATCGGAGCTATTTATGATTAAATATACTTCTAAGCAAGATGTAACAAATAAAGGAATCGTAAAAAGAAATGGCAAAATATTAAAATTGTCTGTTTTGGAAATATGGCATTCTAAAGGGTTTCTTGATTACACACCGTCAAAATACAGCGCCGACGAAAGACTTAGTTGCGGCTTAAGGCTTGCACTTGACGCTTATATCATAAATCGAGCCAATTTACATTCATCTCATCGACTAAATACCAAAATCGACAACAATAATAATACTCAATCAGCGGCAATACTAGAAGCTATGCAGCGTTATAACCGGGCAATAAGGTCGGTTCCGGCAGAATTTTGGCCGGTTGTACGGCTGGTTTGCATTGAAGATCGCGATTTGGTTGCGCCGAACGAACTTAGTGAAAGGCACAAAAGCCATTTTTATTATATGAACAGAGTAGATTTGTGTCGGGGGTTGGATAGGATTATTGATATACAACAAAAGGTTGAAAATCAATGTTTAAGACAATTTTAGCTTTACATATTGAAAAAAATATTGTAACGATAATAAAAAATAAACTAGGGGACTAAAAATGGACTATATAGAAATTTATGCAATTTTCTTCTTAATATTAAATGTTGCAAATCAAATAAGATTTGGTTGTTTATACACACATCTGATTTTTAGTATAGCCCTAGAAATTCCTATATTAGGACGAGTTTTTATGATATGGTGAAAAAATTTTTTTTCACTTATATTGACTTATCCGTCAGGTGACATTACAAATATAAGTATGGTGAGTAAGTGGGTTCAAACACTTCTCACCTTTTTTTATGAATTGATTGGTAATAAGGATTGATTGTTATGGGATTGGCGCATCCGGTAAAATATTCTTCGGTCTCGGCGATGGAAAAAAAGATTGAAAAATATTTCAACGAACGCGCCAATTTTAAATCCGAAGTATATAGTCCCAAAAAAGGTGATATTGTAGAAATAGTTGAACAAGCCCCGCTTCATTTGACGGGGCTTTGTGATTATTTGGGTATTTCGAATCAAGACTTGGATGAATATCAACAAAAAGAAGAATTTAGCGAACTTATTCGCAGAGCCAAAAAAAAGTGCGAAGCCTATTTGGTTGATCAATGCGTCAGGCTTCACAAAGCCGATTTTATCTTAAAAAACAATTTTCCTGCTGCTTGGCAAGATTCGTCCGAGAATATTGTAGGGGAAGAACTGAAAAAAATATTGGTAGAATTTGTAAACAAATAAAAGTGAAACAATATGAACGATAAAACAATTACGGCGCAAATACCTCAAATTTTTGCGCCTCTGCTCATTACTCAAAAAAGAATCAAATTTTATTATGGCGGGCGAGGTGGCGGAAAATCTTATGCTTTTGCCGACAGCCTTTTATTAAAAGGGCGAATGGAAAAACTTCTTATCGCTTGTCTGCGCGAGGTTCAAGACAGCATAAAAGATTCGGTCTATCGTCTTTTGTGTGATCGAATTTCATTTTATCAAATGAAAGATTACAAGATTTTAGAATCTCGTATCGAAAATAAGATTACCGGCACAAAATTTATTTTCAAAGGACTTCGTGACCAAGACGCTCAAAAAATAAAATCTTTGGAGGGCGTTGATATCGCGTGGATTGAAGAAGGACAAAGCATTTCTAAAAAATCGTGGGATATTCTGTCTCCGACTATCAGAAAAGACGGTTCGGAAATATGGATTTCGATGAACCGTAACGAAGAAAATGATCCCTTATGGGTGCTATTGGCTGCCAATCCTGACGAGCGAACCATGGTGGTCAAGGTAAATTATTATGACAACCCGTTTTGCCCCGAAGAACTTAAAATTCAAGCCCAAAAGTGCAAAAAAGAGCACCCCGATGATTATGCTCACATTTGGCTCGGGCAACCGCTAAGCCAAAGTTCGGCAAAGCTTATTGCACCAACCGATGTCAAACACGCCTTTGAAAGCAAAATATCTTCTTGCGATTCGCCTTTGGTTATCGGGCTTGATATTGCAAGGTTCGGGGATGATTCCACGGTGTTTTGTTTCAGACGAGGGCGTTATTGTCAGCGCTTTGAAGTATTAAAAAAACAAGACACCGTATCAATTGCAAACTATTGTCAAGGAATTATCCAAGCGCATAATCCGGCTCGAGTTTTTTTAGATGTCGGAGGAATAGGCGCCGGAGTTTATGACATATTATACTCACGAGGATTTCGTTCGACAATTCGTGCCATAAACTTTGGTTCAAAGGCCATATTAGAAGACAGATATGTCAATCGTCGTGCCGAAATGTGGGATAATGCTCGTGCTTGGCTGTGTCAGGAATTGCCGGTGCAACTTCCATGTGATGACGAGTTGTTAAATGATTTGTGCTCAGTTAATAAAAAATATGATTCACTCGGGCGGCTACAATTAGAAAGCAAAGACGAAATCAAAAAAAGACTGGGGCGTTCACCTGACAAGGCGGACGCCTTTGTTCTAACTTTTGCCGAACCTGTTTACGATGTAGGCAAAGCCAAAACATTTGGAAACGGTCAGGTCGTTTTGGAAGATATGTTTGCTAATTCTTACAAAGAAAGCAAATGGTAACATTTTTTAACACTAACTCACAATATAAGGAAAATAAACAAATGATAAATGCAGTTGCCGACCGGATATTTATTCGGTTAGCTCCGGATACTACCGCCACATCCGGCGGTATTATTTTAGTTGATGATTATCACCGTACCCGAAATATCGGTGTGGTGGAAAGCATCGGCGACTTGGTCACTTCGGTCAAGGTCGGAGACAAGGTCTTGTTTCATCAATTTGATGAATTGCCGACACCGGATGATGACTTGGTTGTTGTTAGAGAAAATTCAATTTTAGGAGTTTATGAAGATGAATGAACAAATATTTTACTCGCAAAAATCAGAGGTTTCTGATTGGCTGGAAAAGATTGCAAAATCTGAAAAGTCATATAATGAATATCACAAACTTTTTGATGATATTCGCAAATATTATCGCAACGAACTGCGTAAAGATAAGCAAAATATTTTTTGGTCTTCAATTGAAACGCTAAAGCCGTTTTTGTATTTCAAACAACCGAAACCATATGTCGAACGCAAAGAAAAAAGCGATAACAGAGTTCACAATTTGGCTTGCCGAATTATAGAAAAAGCTCTTTGCAACAATCTTGAACAATTTGATTTTGACAGCATTATTAAATATGCCAGAAACGACTTTTTATTGGGCGGATGCGGTATTGTCATAGAAAGATACAAGCCTGAATTTACATCGCTCAGTGATGAGAATGGCAATATTTTTGAAATTAAAACCGATGAAAAAGTCGTTACCGAATATGTTGATCCGCTAAACTTTATTTGTGATACCGACAAAGTCGGAACTTGGGAAGATTGCACTTGGTTTGCCATAAAGCAATTTATGACATTTGATGAAGTTGTTGCAAATTTTGGTGACGAATTTAGAAATTTGCTTTTTGATTATTCACTAAAAGATGCCAAATCAATAGAAGTTTACGAGATTTGGGACAAAAAAACATTACAGGTTTTATATGTAACAAAAGCCTTACCTCATACATTCTTAAAAGTAATTTCCAAGAGCGCCGTATCGGGAAGTTTTTTTCCGATACCCAAGCCTTTGTTTGCTACAACCACCAACGACAGCATAATTCCGGTACCGGATTATGTTCAAATCAGGCCTTTGTTAGATGAGCTTGACGGGGTTACGGCCCGCATGGAAAAGACAATGAAAGCCTTAAAAATTTCCGGCTGTTATGACAATGCTTTTCCCGAACTTGCCAACATCTTAAACAAGGATACAACCTTGGTTGGCGTGTCTGATTTTGACAGATTAAAATCTGCCGGAGGAATTAAAAATATTGTCGATTTTATGCCCATTGACCAATATGTAACCGCGTTGCAAACCCTTTCCTCCCGTCGCAAAGAGATAATTGAGGCAATTTATGAGATAACCGGCGTTTCCGATATAATGCGAGGTGTTTCAAATTCTAATGATACCGCGACAGCTGTAAACAAAAAGACCAATTTTGGAACATTGCGCAATCAGGATCGTCAAAATGATATGAATCGCTTTATATCTGAGATTTTCAAGATTAAGGCAGAATACATTTGCGAATATTTTGATACTGAAAAATTGCTGTCATATCTTTCAATCACAGAGCAAATGTCGACAGAGGCTCAACGAGCCGTTGCGCTGTTAAAAAATGACAAATTGCGTGATATGGTCTTAGGAATTGAAAGCGATTTGACTTTTAACGAAGCTGATAAAAAAGCGCAAAATATTGAGGCTATAACCTCGATTCACACCATGATCTTACAAGCTTTTGATGTGGTCAGCAAACAGCCGGCGCTTCTTGATTTGTATCGCCAAATGATTTCAGGTGTTGTGGCTTGTCTTTCAAATGCCCGCCAGTACGAAGGGGTTTTGGTAAATTGTTTTGATAAAATTGCTCAAGAATTTGCCACACCGGATGCACCGGCGGAAAAACAACCCAATACCCAACTTATAGCATTGCAAATGCAGAGCCAACGCAATGCTTGGGATTATGAAATTAAAAAAGAGCAAAACGAAATCAAAAAAACTGAGTTGCTATTAAAACAGCAACAGGAAGAAGCTAAAAACAAACAGGCGGATAAAGAGCTGGATATTGAGCTGATAAAAACTGCTGCAAATAAGTAAAAGACTAATCAAATGACATATTTTACCAAAGAATTTTCGGAAGATTTCATTCTTCCGGACAACACGGTCGCGACCTCATCGCAGGATATCGACCGTTTCTTAAAGGCCAATAATCTGGCCTTAATGTCTGATTATTCTGACGAATATATGAAAAATGTTCGTTTGGATAATGATAAAGCTCAGCGAAAAGAAATTTTTGCCGAGGTTGTTCAACAATACAAAAAAAGGATATGGAATGAGTGAAACTAAAGAAGATTTACAAGCTTTTGTTCAAGAGGATGAAACTGTTACTCCTCAAGAACAAAATATTGAAGAAGCTTTGGGTGAGGATGAATTTTTAGAAGCACCCAAATCTTATGAAAAGGAATTAGCTAAGACTTTTTGCGAGCTTCCTCTTAACTGGCGCAAATACCTTTACACCAGAGAAGAAGAATTGGACAAAGGTTTTAGCGATTTGCGTGAACGAGCTCTGATGTATAAATGGTTGGACGAAGTTTATACTTCGCGCTCGGATGAACTGCAAAAAGATGGTATCAAAAACTCTGATGATTGGCTTAAAAAAATGGTAGAGGTTGATGCCATGCTGAGCCAAAATCCGGCAGATACCATCAAAATGTTGGCTGTTTCTTACGGAATAAGCGACAGCAAAGAAACGCCAAACTCCGGAGTAAACAATCAAGAAACAAACCTATCGGAGATTATAAGTAAACAGCTTGTTGATAAGCAATTAAGCGATTTCATAGCCGAACTGGATGACGAGGGTGCCTTAAAACATCCGTTCTTCAAAGAGGTGGTTAAAGATATGCACGAACTCATTTCAAAGGGTGTGGCTAAAGATTTGAGCGAAGCTTATGAAACGGCTGTTTGGTTAAACTCTGCTACCAGAAACAAATTGATTGAAAAACGCACCAAAGACGCGCTCGAGTTAAAAAGCAAAGATGCTATAAAATCGAAAGAAGCTGCTTTTGCACCTAAAGGCAAGGCTCCCTTAAACAAAAAGGATTTAACCCTGCGCGAAGAACTTGAAATGCGTTTTGCCGAACTTGGCGATAAATTTTAAATAATAATTTTTTTAGAAAGGGAAAAATAATGGCTAACAGCAATTATGATGAAATTTTTACAACTACCTTGGAATCTCGTAGTGCAAAGTTGGCTGACAATGTAACTAAAAACAACGCATTGTTAAACCGCTTAAAAGAAAAAGATAAAGTACGCCCGATTTCCGGTGGTTCAAAAATTTTGGAAGAATTAGAATATGGCGAAGGCGATATGGTTTGGTATTCCGGTTATGATACCATCAGCTATACTCCGAAACAATTGTTTACCGCAGCCGAATATGCAATCAAATTAGCTGCTGTTCCTGTGGCTGTATCAGGCGAAGATTTATTGAAGAACTCAGGTCCGGAACAAGTTTTGGAATTGATGGAAAAGCGCATTCAAAATGCCGAAAAAACTATGGCCAATCAATTAGCAGCCGCAATGTATGGCGATGGTACTGCCGCTGACGGTAAAGCAATAGGAGGCTTAAAACTATTGGTTGCCGATGATCCGACATCAGGAACAGTCGGTAATATCAATCGAGCTACTGCCGGCAACGAATTTTGGCGCAACCAATCAGCAACTTATGAAGGTTTGACTTCAGAAAACATTTTGCAGGCCATGGATGAAATGTATCTGAAATGTACTCGCGGCTTTGATAAGCCTGATTTGATTGTGGTTGATGACAAATTGTACTCAACTTTTGAAAATGCTTTGACACCTTTGGCTCGCTTTAGTGATCCGAAACTTGCCGAAGCCGGTTTTGCCAACATCAAATACAAAGGTTGCGATGTGATTTATGATGGTGGCCAAGGCGGTTATTGTCCTGACAATCATATGTATTTCTTAAACACCAACTACATCTATTTGCGTCCTCACAAAGATCGCAATATGAAGGTAATCGGTGGTGACAGATTGTCAATCAACCAAGATGCAATGTATCGCATTATCGGTTGGGCCGGCAATATGACAATGTCAAATGCTGCTTTGCAAGGTGTTTTGATTAACACTGTTGCTTAAAAACTATATTAAGTATCAACTTTTAATTTACGCTAACTTCAAAAGGGAAGCCTTGATAATTATTAAGGCTTCCTTTTTTATTAAGGATTTTATCAATGGATTTTGCAACATACCAAAACTTAATAAATCAAAATAAACATAGGCAAGACGACAGCTTATCAGTTCGCTTTTATGACAAATCGATAAAATGCGCCAACCTTAATGACAATGGTATTCCGGTATTTAAGTCGGTATGCTATTGCGAAATACGAATAAAAGACAACACTACCGAAGTTTTTGATCAGCCTGCAACTAAAGACAAGATTGATCGTTTTCCCATTGAATATGCCAGATATCAACTGAGCAAACAAAAATCAACCAATGGTACGCCTTTGGAAATGTTTGCTTTTTTAAGCGCCGCCGAAATAGATATGTGTAAATATCGCGGTATCTTCAGTGTAGAAGATTTTGCCAATATCTCACAGGAACAGGCAAAATCATTGCAACTGGAAAAAGAATGGACTTTGGCGCAAAAATTTATTTTATCAGGCAAAGCAATTAAAAAAATTATCGATATTGAGGACTTGGAAGAAAAGTATAAAAGCCAAATTGATAAGTTAAAGCATCAAATTAAAGAACTAAGCAAAACCAAATCAAGGAGAAAAAGCAAATGAAATCAATTTTAGAAATATGTCAGGAAGTAGCCGACCTTGCGGCCACCAAAAGACCTCAAGATTTGTTTAATCCGGCATCACAGCAAGATGCCATATTTTTAAGTACTGCCAAATCGGCGTTGGACAGTCTTTTGCGCTACGGTGATTGGCAAGAGCTTACCAAAGAAGGCATTTTAAGAACTTCGGGCAAAAAAGATAAGTATTTGATGGAAGAAGTTTGCCCCGATTTTTACAGTATCTTGAATAATACAATTTATGTAAAAGACGGTAACGAAAAACTGATTGGAGCAATTACGCCGCAAGATTGGATGCGCGAAAAATATTTTAATGAGGCAAGCTCTAATACCAAATTTATTATTCAAAACGGAATGATAAAATTTTTAACACCACCGGCAGACGGTATCAAAATTGTTTTTCAATATCGTTCCGATGTTGTTTGTCTTGATGCTAAAAACGGCTATATGGAAAAAAGCTCAATTACTCAAAACACCGATATTCCGGTGTTTGACGAATATTTGGTAAAGCTCGGAATCTTGTGGCGTTGGCTTAAACGAAACGGAATGGATTACAGCGAAGAATATAATGAGTACGAACGCGAAATAAAGAAAAAGTTCGCTTCATCAATGGCAATTAAAGACATTATTTTGTCTGCTTCAAATGATGATGTCGCCGCAAAGGGAGTATCAATTCATGTTAAAACTGACAAATAGAGGCAATAAATCCGTAAATTATACCTTGCCGGCACCTTGTGGCGGGCTAAATATTCGTGACAGCCTTGATGAAATGGATGCTTCCGATGCCATAAAAATGGACAACTATATTCCCGGTGATACCAAAGTAAGCTTAAGAAAAGGATATACTCAGTATGTCAGGACTAAAAAATCTTTTTTAACTTTGGCTTCATATAAAAAATATAATTCTTCGGTTTTTATAGGTATTTCAAATGGTCAAGCCTATAACTTAACATCCAAAAGAAATGTTCGAACCTTTGAAAATATATCCTTTACCAACAGCCGTTGTCATACTTTTCAATATAAAGACAGACTGTTTTTTATGAACGGGGTGGATAAGCCGAAAGTATTTTATGTTGATGAAACAGATAACGAAAAATTTGAAGACTGGTCATTTACCGGCGAAGGTTTAATTGCCGAAAAAATAATAGCAGGCAGTGTATCCAAACAATTTTTATGGTTTATCGAAAGGGGAAGCATGAATGTTTGGTATACCTCGGAAGGCGGAAATATTGCCGGCAATTTGTATCAATTTGATTTAAGTTCGGTTTCGCGTTTTGGCGGTCATATAATGGCTGTTTGCTGTTGGACACTCGACGGAGGGCAGGGACTTGATGACTTGACAGTGTTCATAACATCGGAGGGCGAAGCCTTAGTATATTCCGGTACCAATCCGAATGATGCTGATAACTGGGAATTAAAAGGATCGTACAAAATTGCCAAACCGATAGGTTATAAATGTACTTTAGCTTATCAAGGCGATGTGGTTATCATCACCGAAGACGGATATATGCCGTTGTCAAAAGTTTTGCCTCTAAATCAAGCTTCAAATTCGGCAATTGCCTTTTCCGACAAAATAAGAGGCCTTGTATTGTCAAGAACAGCCAATAACAAGAACAAAGACGGCTGGCAGGCAATAATTTATCAAAAAGGCGGATACGCCATATTTAATGTTCCCGTTTATAGCAATTTTGAACAACATGTCATAAATTTGAGCAACGGTGCGTGGTGTCGTTTTACCAATATCAAATCATACTGTTGGGAATTGTTTGAAGGGCGTTTGTATTTTGGTTCTGACTATGGCGTTTATTTATTTGATGATGGTTATTCCGATGCCGGTAATCATATTTATGGCGAAGTTGAACAGGCTTATTCAAATTTAGGATTCGATGGTTTGAAAAAAATTCAACTCCTAAATCCTCGCACCAAGTCATCAACGCAATATGCTTTGGTCATTTATACCAATATGGATTTTGAAGAACGCGAAGAAGCCTATGCCGAAAACTTGGGCTTTTCCGGTATAACCAAATGGAACGAGGCTAAATGGTCATGTTTGAAAAATCCGATAGGTACCAAATGGCAAACCTTACGCGGCAAAATTCGTTCACAATGGATAGCCAATTCATCGACCGGTTTTAAGGCCGGTATTGTTTTTAAGACCAAAACCAGAGGAAATCTCATTGAATGGTATGATACGGGGGTAAGATATGAAAAATCCGGAGGACTATTGTAATATAATTTATGACAACAGTTTGGCCGACTGGGTATGCAAAGGGTTAAAAACCGACAAATCATGGCTTGAGGGTGAATATCATACAATCGGATTTAAGTTAGGAAATAAATTACTCGGCGGACTTATTTATCATAACATCAGACCCAAAAGGGATTTATGGATGACAATTTACACCGCTGACAAAAGGTGGTGTTGCAGGCGAGCTCTCAGAGTTATATTCGGGCTCGCTTTTAATTTGTGGCAAGTGGAACGCATCAGTATTTTAGTATCGGAAAACAACAATTCTTGTATAAAACTGGTTGAAAAACTCGGTTTTAAAAAAGAAGGAGTTTTACGCAGATATTCTGATGACGGTTCTGATTGTCTTTTTTACGGAATGTTAAAATCAGAAAACGAATGGAGTAAATAATATGAGCAAATCAATAGGAAAACTGATGGGTGCCGGCGGAGCACCTACAACAATGTATGGTTCAGAAAATGCGGTGCTAAATTATCTCAATAATTACAATACAAGCAATTATGATAATACATTAAATAATTTGACTTCATACGCCTCAAATGCTTCAAATCAACTAAGTAATATGGGTGATTACAATTTTAGCGTAAATGCGTCAGATGAAGCCAGAAACAGGGCAGAACAGGCTACATATCAGTCGTATGTCGACAAACTTCAACCGCAATTTGCCGCGCAAATGTCAGAGTTACACACTTCTTTGGCAAATAAAGGCATACCGGTTGGCTCACAAGCCTATCTAAATGCTATGGGTAGCCTGAATGCCTCACACAACAGTGCCTTAAATCAAGCAGCTTATCAATCGGTAACAGCAGGTCAAGAGGCATATTCCAACAGCCTAAACGATCAAATAAATTCAGCCAGCTTTGCCAATGATGCACAAAGCAATTACATCAATCAATTGCTTCAGGCCTTGCAAAATTCTTATTCAGGTTACGATATTGCCATGGATAAATACAATATTCAAAACAAAGGCGAAACTCGTATCGGTGAAAACAAAGCTTATAACACCGCCGCTCAAGTTGCTGAGGGTAACAGAGTTATAGATAACACAATCAGAATATTCAAATAAAAGTTTTTAGAGAGGAAAATAATATGCCATTTGACAGTGAAGGAATGTTTTCCCGTCTGCATAATTGGGAAGACGACAGGATAAATGATATAGACATTGTAACCGATCATATGGATGAAGAAGATAATAATTTTGCCGATGGTCTCAGCCAATGTTTCTTAAAAAACGGAATTTCAAAAATGGAGGGCAACTTTAATGTCGGCAATTTCAAAATTATGAATTTGGCCGAGGGAACTCTTCCATCAGATGCCGTAACCAGAAGCCAATTGGACAGTGCTTCACAAATAGCCAAAGAATTTATGAACAATTTGATAAAAGTCGGCGATATCAAAGCTTCGGTAATTGCGCAAAATCACGATAATTGGATTTTGTGTAACGGACAGGAGTTATCGCGAAGCGATTACAGTGAGCTTTTTGAAATTATCGGCGAAAATTTCGGCAAAGGCAATGGGGTTACAACTTTTAATGTACCTGATTATCAAGGTAAGTTTCTGCGTGGATTTGGTGGAAATTCAGCTGAAAATATCTACACATTACAAGAAGAAAGTTTGCCCAACATCGCCGGCAGTATCAACTCTGTTCCGTTATCTTCTAATTCGCCGGCGCAAACAGGAGCATTGTCTTCTGAAACAGCATCAGGTTCGCAAAATTTTTCCGGCTCGGGATCAAGTAATCGTCCATGGAGAAGTATTGATTTTGATGCTTCTAAATCAAATAAAATATATGGTGCTTCAGAACATGTAACTCCGGAAAACTATGCGGTTTATTGGTTTATCAAGGCAAAAAGAGAAGAATAGGAGGTAAAAATGGTTGGTAAAATAACTCCCAATTATATTGAAGTTCGTCAAGGTGACAATTTTTCGATTTTGCTTCAATTTAAGGATGAGGATAAATTTATAGATATCAGCGGTTCAGTATTAAAAATGTTTGTAAAAAACAAAGCTGACGGCAAGACAGTTCTAATAAAACAAGGGATAATTGATGATGGGGAAAGGGGCAAATCTCACATTTCGATTCTTCCGGAAGATACTAAAAAATTGAATGTAAAAGATGAGTTTATTACCGATATTCAAATAACTTTTGCTAATGGTGAAACTCACACAATTTATCCGCAATCAATCGGTCAGGTAGCAGCCTTTATTGTTACTCAACATGTTACGGAGTAAAAACAATGGAAAATACAATCACTTTAACGACCGGTCAAAAAATCGAAGTTTTAATGCAAGATGAAGTAACTTTAGATATTGATTGCTCACTTCGTTACATTGAATCGGGAAAAAAAGAAATCGAAACTTATGTGGAAGACATATCTAAACAGCGCCTTAATTCAATTGTTGAAGACGCCAAGCTACAAATGGATAAGCAGATTGAAGCCGGTGTTGTTGAAGCTCAAGAAAAAGCAGCTATTTCAGCTAAAGAAATTATTGACGAAAATATTTCTTCAATGAAAAGCGAAATTGACAATTATATCAATAATGATATCAAGCCCGAAATAGAAGGTGCCAAATCGGAAGCAATAAAATCAGCAGATACAGCCGTAGAGGCCGCAAATTCGGCTTTGTCATCATACAACGGGCTAAAATCCTCATTAGAATTGGCTCAAGAAGTGGCAAGCGGAAATATCGGTGATATCAAGTACACTTTAAGAAATACAGAACCCTATGGCGGTGTTTTTTGTAATGGGCAGATATTGACAGAAGAACAATATCCCGATTTATATCAAATGTTGCTCGATGACAGACTTGAAAAAGTATCTTTAACAGAATACGAAAGTCAGGTAACATTAACCGGTGCTTGTAATTTTTTTGCTATCGATGAGATAAATCAAACGATTAAAGTTCCGACAATAACATCAGAAACCCCGGATAAAAGGGCTTATGTTGTTTGTTATACCGGAAAAGATATCGAAATTGACATTACTCAGGAAATAGCTCTCAACAATCCGTTCTCTTTATTAGACTACAAATGGAGCGAATATGAGCTAAACAATGCTTCTTGGTTACTTTCAAATGGTGCTTTCCATAGTGGAGCAATTTATGTATCTGTTTATGAACTCTTGCTAAATATTTATAACGGAACGCAAACAAAAGAAGGTGTAAGCGTTAAGTTATCGACAGAAGAATATACCGATACTGATTTTGTTATCAATACCGCTGATACAACTTTCAGATTACCGATTAAGGTAAAGCTTGCAAGTGGTAATATGATAGTTGGCAATGGTAAACAAGGAATTGGTGTCACAACAGGAAATAATGATTTTGCACTATATAATTCAGCAAGTGCTACAACAGGAATTGGTTCCTATGCGGGATTCCAAGATGTAGGAACAGCAGGACATACAGTTTCAGGTGGCGAAAATAAAGTGTTAGGTATTACCACAGATCCTCTCAAATCCGGCATAGAAACATCAGCTCAAGGTTTATATTTGTATTTTTATGTCGGCGAAACAATCCAAGATGCTAATTTGATAAGTGCCTCAGGCGTATTCACGGCTCTGTCCAATAAGGTTGGATTTGATGACAAAGAAACCATTATTGGTTGGGGTATGCCTGATTATTCTGCAGAAATTGCTTTAACATCAGGAAGCAATCCACATCAGTTAGGATATGTTATGTTTGTTGGTAACGATGTACAAAATGGCTATGCTTTGGGATATATTGATGGGGTTCAGGTTTTTAGATTCGGTAGTAATGGTTATCAAGCCGGTGAAACAGCGGGAATGTATTTAGTAAATGAACTGAATACTATTACAACGGAAAGGGCAACGATAAAATTCTATCCGCTCAAAGGAGTAAATTAAAATGAAAAAATACGCAAAAGTAATAAATGAAGAAACCAAAGCTTGTGAAGTTGGCTTGGGTACTAACTCTGCTTTTTATCAATCTATCGGTATGACTGAAATGGAAGTTGAGCAAGCTTATGACGGTAGTTGGTATGTTTTCGGGTTTACTCCTGAGAAACCTGTACCGACAAAAGCTGATATTCAAAAAAATCGTGCAGAATTATATCGAATTAAGGTCGATCCGATTACTTCTCAAATCTCAAGGCTCAGAGATGAGGAACAAACCGATGATATTTTAGCAGAAATTGAAGCCCTTAAAATCAAAAGAGCTGAAATTGTTGCAAAAATTAAACAAGAAAATCCTTATCCTGACCAGGAGTAATAAAATGCCCGAAAATATCATTGAAGACAGCAAGGTGATAGGTTCTGCCTCAATTGCCGTACTACTGGACTATGCTCAGATTTTTAACCAATTGATAACTCTGATGATAAGTGTATGCACCTTAGTTTATGTGGCCAACAGAGCTTATTACAGCTTATTTATACATAAGAAGAAAAAAAGGAAAGGAAAACGCAAATGATAGATATGTATACTGTCTGTCAAAGATTGATACTACACGAAGGGTTGCGATTGCAACCCTATTTTTGTAGCAAAAATAAGCTAACAATCGGAGTAGGAAGATGTGTGCAAACTAATCCTATAACCGCCGAAGAAGAAAAGGTTATCGGGGACTGGCAGCACGGAATCACCAAATGCTCGGCTATGTATCTTTTGCGCAACGATATCAAAAGAATATACAAAGAATTAAAAAAAGAGCTGAAATTCTTTCCTGATCTGGATTCTGAACGACAATATGCCTTAATTGATATGGCTTTTAATATGGGAACATTCGGTTTGTTACAATTCAAAAAAATGCTAAAAGCCATAGAGTGCGGTAACTATCAATTAGCAGCTAAAGAATGTCTTAATTCCAAATATGCCAAAGAAGTCGGACAAAGAGCTTTAAGAATTGCTGATACTTTGGCTACCGGAGAGTTCAAAATATGACAAAACTTAAAAATATTATAATCGTAGCCTTCGTTTTAACAATTCTATTGTTAATGATATTACGACCGCAATATCAAGAACAATCAATAAAAGCCCTTATAAAACTTATGGAGTGTGAACAATGCTTAACCGAGTAGTTGTTATTTGCTTATTGATAATAAGCGTTTATTGTCTTGGTTTTTCGCATTGTAAACAAAACAAGTTATCACAAAAAGTCGAGGTTATAAACTATGTTAAAAGCAAAGAAATTAAAATACTTTCAATGCCTAACGCTGATAAATCTGATTTGCTTAAGCTCATGTACATCAATAAACTCTGAATATTGCCCTGTATATCCGATAGCAGGTCCCAAAGTTGCCGAAGAAATCAAAGATATTCACGGCAAATATTTTTGGGAATGGCTGGGGCGTATCAACAAATTAAGACAACAACTTGAATTATGTAATAAAAAGGAGCTTTGATTAAAGCTCCTTTTTTTCGATTATTTTTTAGCTACTTTTATATCTTTTGCTTTTGCAAAATCTTTTCCGAAGTCTCGATCTATTTTGGCAACGAGCTTGTCAAAGTTTTTCAAATTATTTCCGCTCAAATTTTCACCCGTAGAAGCTTTAATGGTGCGGGGATTAACACGGCGTCCGTTTTGAATTACCTCATAATGCAAGTGAGGACCGGTAGAGCGGCCTGTTGAACCGACATAAGCAATGATTTGTCCTTGTGTTACGCGAACACCCGGGCGAATTCCTTGAGCAAAGCGTGACATATGACCATAAGCCGTAGAAAACTCGGAATTATGACGGATTTTAATGTAGTTGCCGTAAGAGCCGTTATATTTTGCCACTTGAACAACACCATCACCACCGGCATAAATAGGTGTACCGGAAGCAGCCGCATAATCAACGCCCCAGTGAATTTTATATTTTTTCAATACAGGGTGGAAGCGTTTACCGAAAGGTGATGATATACGGGCATTTTTATTAGCCAATGGTTTGCGGTCCAAGATTTTTTTCAAAGCTCTTCCCTTATCGGTATAGTAATCAACTTTTCCATTAGAATCCTTAAAGCGATAGAGGCCGATTTTTTGATTTTTCAAAATCAAACCGGCATAAATAATGTTGCCGCTTTTTACTAAAGTTCCATCAGGAATTATTTGACTCTCATAGACAATTTCGAATCTGTCACCTTTTTTAATGTCACGTTTAAAATCAACCGAGTAAGAGAACAAATTGATAAAGTTGCTGACAACCCTCATCGGAATGCCTTTTTTATTCATGACCGAAGAAAGGTTACCGTCAATTATACCGCTGACAGAGTTAATTTCATCAATAAATTCTTGTTTTTCAATATGTGTTTCAAATACGCCGTTGTTATTTGCAGTAATAATGCGCTCGCCGGCATTTTGTTCAATCATCAAATAATTTATGTCTTTAACCTCTTGAGACTGATTGTCAATTGCTACATTGATTTTTATTTTTTGACCGGCTTTCAAGTTTCTCGGATCATAATGTTCTTTAAGTGAGTAATATATATCATTGGCAATTTCACGAGTGGCACCGGCCTTTTTTAACAAAGAAATAAGAGTGTCACCACTTTCTAAAGTAAGTTCTTTTTCTTCATTTTTGCTTTTGAGCAAGTTATCTACCATATCAAACATTTCTTTTATACTGTTAGATGTTTCATCTACAACATCAATTGATTCGCCTTCGATATTTTGATTGATAGAGTCTTCGACAATAAGATATGAAAAGTAGTCTTGATTATCAATAGAGGCTTCCACGCGGTTGTTATGAGCTAAAGAAAGTACAAAAGCAATAAATACAGCCGAAAAATAACAAGTGTTAATTATTCTTTGTTTATGTCTGTATTTTATCTTGAAAGTGAAATTATACTTTTGTCTTAGAGCTTTAATTCGTCCTTTTAATAATTTTACCTCATTTTTCATCAAAACAGTAATATTTGCTAACAACTTAAGCTTATTTTTTATCAGGATTAAAACATTCGGTAATTGCTTAAGCAACAGTTTGGATTTATTTTTGGTTGAAATAAGGAACTCTAATAATGATTTAATCAATGCCTTAAATTTATTTGCAATAAGGATAATGAAATCTGACAATAGTTTAAATAAATTGTTCATCAACAATCTGATTTTATTCAGTAATAATTTGCAATTATCCTTTAAGCAGTTGACTTTGTCTTCTAATCTGAAGTTGTCCTTCAATAATTTGAATTTATCTTTTAATAAAGCAAAATGATTCTTCAGCATCATAAACTTATTTAATAACAAGCCTGATTTTGCTGTTATCATGTTGATTTTGTCACTTAATTCAAAATTTAGTTTTAATTTCAATGTTTTAATCCTATTCAACCGAGTTTGAGTGAATATAGCAAAAATCCCTAGTAAAATAAAGGTTTTAAAGGGGTAATGTGCATAACTTAGACACAT